TTTCATCAGCTTCTTCTAAATCACCTAGAATTAATGGTTTTTTATAATCATTATCAGTTTTTTCTTCATGGTAAAAAGAATATTCAGATAACAATCTAAATTTTTTAATTTCTTCGTTTAATAAATTTGGGTCTAAATTTTTTCTTTTCATGTTTCAATTAAAATAATAATTGTCTACCATCTTCGGTAATTATTTTTTTGTTTATTCTCTCAACAAGGCTTTTATCACCTTTAATGACACAAACGCCAGAACTACAATCCATATCTGGATTTTGGCTATCTAAAAAACTATCCAAAGATTTGTTTAGTTCATTAGCTTCTTCTTGTTTTTTATTATCTTCCATAACTATTTTTTTTGTTGTTATTTATTTTTATATATAAATATCACAAAATAGTTAAAAAACTCTCTCTATATTCAAAATAGATAATTTATCACCATTTAACAATATCATTTTATTTTGATACTCTTCCCAATTTATTTTTATCGATTCTTTTGATATATTCCCGATTGATTCTGGGTTTATTTCTTCAATCATTTTATTCAACGCATTTATGGTATATAAAGCATCGCCCTTTTTATGTATTATGATTGCACTTGGGAATAAATCTTTAAGGTTTAAAGGTCTATCTGAATTGTTTATTAATTTGAATGTTAATATAATTTTTGACTCGTCATCTATGTTTTTGTAACAGAATACGTTATTCTTTTTTATATTAAACTTTGATTCTAAATAGTTTAGAAACCATTCCAATCTTTCAGGAAATATGAATGATGCTATTATTAATGTTTTTTTCTCCATTTCTTATTGAATACAAATACGGTAAAAAGAGAATCTTATTGTTTAAAATCTCAATTATATCTTTATATTCTATAAGTATATCATCAGATAGCAAAAAAACACTGCTTAATGATTTTATTTTATCTATTAGTTTATCAATATTAAAACCTAAATACTTCATTAGTTTTAAATCAACACCAAAAATTATTTTGTCAGACAAGATATAAAGCATATCATTGTTTTTTACAGTTATAATATCTTCCGAATCTTTTATCTTTTTTATTATTTTATATAATGATTTTTTGTTTAATAGTATTGGGTCAACGAATAAATAAGTAATATCTTCAACAAGTTTTAAGCAGACATGTACTGTAAAGTTTCTTAAATCTTCTTCATACTTATCTCTTTTCTCTACTTTTTTTAATGTCCAATAAACATCTTCATTGATTTTAGATTCACTGATATCAAAATTTGGGTATAGTCTTTCAGTTAGATAATAACCAATAATTAATGTTGGTAACTCATGGTTTATTTCGTCCATAGAGTTAACAACATTAAAATAATTTGGTAAAATTATATCTTGTTCTGAAACAATATTAGCAATTTTCATATTGTAAATATACGATATTTTATAAAACTATGCTATATTATCAAAATTTGGTATTGGATTTGCTGATGGGTTAGTTTTACCATATACAATGGCACCATCACCAACGAACCAACCATATACATGTTCATCTCTTGTAAATGTTGTCAAACCAGCATCAGTTGATTTTTTTATTATACTTTTATATGTGGTATTAGCAGCTGTTGTATTAACAAAATCAGTTCTACCACCAACCCCAATTCTTGATTTATTTTTCAATGAATTATCGTTTAAAGCTGATATTGTCGCATTTATGTTATTGGTCGCATCAGTATTACTTAAATTATTAGATTTCATAACAGCTTTAACAGCCGTATTTTTATCTTTAATATTAGCAAATTCTGTTTTAGCTCTACCAACTGGTGAATATTGATTAGGACTGTTTATCAATTCTTTTATAGTATTACCTCTATATTTTTCAGATTTCAATCTATTATAAATTGATTGGGCCACATCACATCTACCTTGTGCTGTGCCTATTTCTAATGTACAGATAGCAACTAATGACCAATAATCCGCATCACTACCAGTATTACCAACAGTTGATGTGTTGCCACCTAATAATAAATTCCTATTATTATAGTATTTATTATTTGTTTTTTTCATTAACATAACATATCTATTTGACCCATAGATAAGTAAATCAGTTGAATCTGTTATGTAACCATTACTTAAAGTTATTTTACTTATATTTAAAGAACGAGTCCAGTTACCTTGTGCAATATAAGCTGTGTCACCTTCTATTTTCCATATAATATCACAATGACCATTTGCTTCACTACCACCTTTTATACATAAAATATCACCAACTTCAGCTTTGATTTTTAAACCATTGCTTAATGCAAAAACTTCATAACCATTGGTACCTTTCATACCAGCTGTTATGTATACTCTATGAGCATCATCTTTTATAAAATTTGAATCGCCTTGAATTGCAACATAACTAACCCATACAGCACTCCATGGGTCTAAAGTATTAAACCCTAAAGCTTCGTTATATCTAATAATATTATTTCTACCAGTTTGACTAGTTTCACTAACACCAAGTCCAGTATCTGTGGTTATTTCCCATTTAGCTTTTTCATTTGTTACGGTTGTTGTTATTATGTTTTTATTAATAACTGAACCTTGTATAATGTTGTTATTAGGTGGATTATTAACTAATCTAGTATAATAGTCAGAAACCCATGCAGAATTAATGGTTCCACCACCACCACCACCACCATTACCACCAGTGCCTGTACTATTTAAGTTTTCATATATTGACATATATAAATCATACGCTGTAACTAATGGTGTTTCAGCATATCTAGTTCTAACACCAGTAAATGTGGTTGTCATGTGATTTGGTTTTATATTATGTTTAACCCTAATTATCATATAAGCACCATGGAACATTGGTATATTTTCCAATTGGAAATACATCATTGGTTGTATCATGGGGTTACCAAGCATGTTTACTTCAGCTTTATAACTTCTTACCGAATAAACATTATATAAATTTTGACCAACTAATTGTCTGTTTGTTTCAGCACCATTATTACTTATCTTATCTTGTATTTTTAGAGATTCATCTGTTTCGGTAAATTCACTTTGGTCCAAAACTATATCGCTAAACACATTTTGATTTTGTTGACCGTAAGTTACTGAAAAAACAGCAACTGGGTCTTCACCTGTGTCAATAACGTCACTAAAATCTTCTGGGATAGACATTAAAGTTGTCCCATCACATTTAAAATCAAAACCATCGTTTTCATATTCTGAATCACCTAAATCTAAATTTCTAGACGTTTGACCAGCATATACACAAACAAATGATGGTCCACATGTTCCACTAGCTGTCGCATTATCATAATTTGGTGTTGGTGTAAATATCGCTTTTAAATTCTTTTCGTCTTTAAAGTCTATAAATGTTGGTAATGGTGTAAAGGTAAATTTATTTGAATCCAACAATGAACTAATTAAATCAATAGAAGACGTATTAGGGTTATCTTTTAAGTATTTATTTACTGGCGTTGGGTTTATGTATAATTTATCCCCAATATCTTTAAATGACCTACTAATAAACCTAAAACTATCTATTAATCTAGGTGTGTCAACATTTCTATATTTTTTAGATAAAAGAGCATCATTTGGTAACCTTAAACCATTATTACATTTAAAAATAATATTACTTTCAGATGTAACACCACCTAACCATTTATCATAAATGTTTTTACATGTGTTGTATAATATTAAATTAATTGTGTCTTTATTTGTCGTACCAAATATATTTTCTTCTATTTTTTCTTGTTCTTTTGCTTTTGATAATTCATTTTGATTTTCTTTAAGTCTTTTTTTCAATGAATCAAAATAGTTTGTTAAGTTAGTTTTTTTAGCTGTAATATTTATGTAATTAGAGTTTCGTTCTAAATAAAATCTATCAACTATATCTGGTTTTTTCCAAATTTGATATGTTGAATTTGTAATTACTACTTCATCTTTTAAATAATTAATTAATGAATTAACAGCATCACTATTATCTTTTAATTCTAAAAAAAACGAATTTTTATAAAAAGTATTATAATAATTATTAAAATTTTGTATTGTAGATGTTGATGATGTTACAATTTCAGAATAAGGTGCCATTATGATATAATTATCTCTAACTGTTTGTGTTAAAAATCTTGAATAATTTGGTTCATTTATCGATACTGTTTGATTATTTTTTGGTATGTTATCCAAATAAGTACAAAAATCAGTAGAACTTCCATCCCATATTCTTAATTTTACTAATAAATCAGACCATGAATTATTAACTAATTGACCAGTTTTTGTTTGACCATTAACAAATTCAAAAAACATTCTTTTAAATTCTGTTTTAACTTGTAGTGGTAATCGATTTAATAAATTATCATCACCTAAAACTCTTTGTGTACCAGTTTCAGTACTAGCAATGTCTATATAAATGTCAACATTATTTGTTGATAACATTGGAAAAAACTGTTCTTTATTTGGTTTTAATAATTTTTTATTAATATCGTATTCCCAATTTATTGGGTCATCTTTACCGCTACCACCCCCAACTATTATTTTATTACCATTAACATCAGTGTCAAAAATTGGGTCTAACTTTGACATTCTCCATAATATCCCACCAACATAAGCACACCATAATCTTGGTGCGTGTACGATACCACCTTTAATATCAAATAAATGTATTATTTCATATATGTTTTCTTTACCTTCTATATTGGTTCCTATACCATTTCCATTAAATGGTAATGTGTTTAAAAATAACAAAGCTTGAGCATACGCAGGGTTTTTGTATGTTGTATTGTTTTGTAATTTTATTTCATTTCTATCTTGTAAATAAAACCATTTACTACCAAATAAACTAAAAGATGAATAACCATACGCATTTTTTTTGTAATTATCTCCGTTAAAAGAATCACCAAAACATTGTTCTATATATGGATAAGTTATTTCTTCTGAATTGTTTAAATTTTTACCTAATAATTCTCTATTTTTATTTAAACTAACATGTAATACATCTACACCACCATCGTTAATATATTGAGATGAATTAAAATCTAAACTACGACCTGGTTGTATTGAACCAAAATTAGCTAATTTTACATTTTCATTTGTTAAATCTTCTGGGCTTTTTTCACCATTTCTTTTTCTGGCAAAACCACCACCTTTGTTTATATTATCATAAAAAATAATTATTGGGCTATTGCTTGGTATATTTGCACTTTCATAATTTATTTCTTTTGTCTCAAAAATACCATAAGTATCAAGACCACCAAAAGTATTATAACCAGCTTCAATTGCGTTTGTTATTTCAGCATTTTTTATTTTACTTAAAACTAACGGTGTTGTAGCTCCAACATCACTTGAAATTAATGTGTTTGTATTTTGTTTAAATGGAAGTATTTTTATATATTCACAACCATCTAAAAGCCTTTTTTGTTGTGGTAAATTACTACTATTATAATTAGTTAAAAAAGTTATTTTACCATTTTTTGATTTTTTGTATAAATAATCAGAATCATTCAATTTTGTTATGTCCCAATCAGTATCACTATAATTACTAACTTGTAATACTGGTGCTGATTTTTTTACTGATACTAAATTACTTGTATTTGTATTAATTAAATTATAATAATAATTATCATTATCAGCTATAATAGTGTTATTAACAGTTGGTATTTCGCTATTGTAACCTAATATTACTCTTCTGTTAACACCTTTAATACTATCTGATGTGACAAATATTGAATCATTTGCTGCATTAATTAAAGTGTTAAGTAAATTAGCATCAATTAACCCTTGTTTGTATGCAAAAATTAAAGCTTCTGCTTCTAATTTACCCATTAATTTTACTTCATCAACAGTTAATAAATCTTCATCATTAGTATAACCAATGAAAGTCATAGCTCTTATTAATAATACTTTGTATATGTTGTTAACATTTGATTTATAATAATCTTTATCTCTATCAAATGGTTGTTTATCTTGTATTAAAGCACTATCTAAAACATTAACTGGCATCCAATTTGTTGTTTCAGCTTGGTTGGAGATTAATTCTTGGTTTGCTTGTCTTTCACATGCTATAAAAGCCTTATGTAAATCTAAAATAAATTTAACTTCAGGAACCAATAATGATTCTTCTGCTGTTAAAGCTGAACCTAAAAATTTATCAACAAAAGTTTTTGTTTCAGCATTTCTTTCTCTGTATGAAGGCCATGGATAAAACTGAGTTGACGATTGTTTTAATTTAAGGTCTGTTGAGTTTTTATCATTAAATTTTTTATTTAAAATAGTTTTTCTTTGTGGTGACTGTTCCGCTGTCTGTGATGTTTCGTATACACATTCCATAAGGATTTCAACAGCTGTAGTGATTACCTCAATAATATTTCTTATTGTAGGGTCAAAACCTAAATTCCTTCTAAAATTATCTTTTAATTCGTTTGAAAAATTTATCTTTGCTTCTTTTTCTTTATTGTCCAACTGATTAATAGCATCATTAACAGAATTAAGTTTAGAATTCATGTTAAATACTTTATACTCAAAATCATCATTGTCACCAGAATAATAAGCAGTTAAATAACTTAATAGGTTTGTTTTATAATCAATACTATAAGTTGAAGTAGTGCTATTTAATTTATTTTTTGTTATATCTGTAATGAGTCCACTACCTCCATTTTCTGAATATGGTATCACGGTAAAAAGGTCTTTAAACAATTTTAAATCTAATTGTTTGAAATTTTTATCGTTGTATTTATTAACTAATATTTCAATGTTTTTAATGTAATCTCTTAAAGCAGTGTCTTGGTTAGTATCAAAAGAATTGTTTTTACAAACAATAAATCTATAACTATCTTTTGGGTCATTCTCAGCATAGTCTATTTCAACTAATGAACCAAAAAGATTTATTGTGTTGGTTATATCATCTAAATAACCTTTAGCTTCTTTTATATCATTTAAATTTTGTGCAGCTTCAGATTCATTAGAGACCTTTGTTAAACCTTCATTAATATTTTCAATATCAGTCATTAATTTATTTAACGTGCTAATATTTTTATATTTTTCTTCGTATTTTCTTTTACCACATTCTGTACATGAGATAGCTTTTAAATAACCATTTATCATATCAGATAACATTGCATATGTATACCCAATAAATTGGCATGTTATTTCAAAATTACCTGTTTGCGAATTAAATTTAGAATTAAATTTTAACATGTGTAAACAATAGGTAACCGTTTTACCATAATACCCTTTTATTTCTAATTCAAAAAGTGGGTACGGCATTTGGAAAAATACAGAATATTTGTTGTTTGAGTTTAAATTACCTAAATTTTCATCGTTTTGAAATATACTACTACCTCTAACGTCAATAAAATCAATGGTAATCATTGGTGCCATGGACGCATTAAAGTCTATATCAATATTAGTGATACCTAATGTTTCACTGTTTACTGTGTCTTTATCAAATACAGTAGTTAAATCTGTGTATTTGGTTGTTATAACCTTTTCACCGTTAATATCACTACCTTCTATAAAATTTATAGAAACACCTGGTGTACTATTAACAATAGTCGTACCATCACTAGTTATAACTGTTCTAG